GGTTGTACTGGTTGTACTGGTTGTACTGGTTGTACTGGTTGTACTGGTTGTACTGGTTGTACTGGTTGTACTGGTTGTACTGGTTGTACTGGTTGTACTGGTTGTACTGGTTGTACTGATGGTGGTGAAGATGGAGGTGTTCCTGGACCAGGAATCATTGGTTCATCTTGAGGAACTTCTAGTCTAATTGTTCTAGAAACAATAACGTTTTCCTGAACTGTATTTATCTTGCCTTCGGAAACATACTTTTCTTCAGCACTAGTTGTATATGTACCAAATATTAATGAATTAGTATTACTGCTAGTTAATCTAAAAGTTTTACTACCACATTCAAATTTAGGATTAACATCTACATTTGGATTTGGAATAAAGAAAGAACCAAGAACCGCACCAGTGTCGTCAGTTATTAATTTAATATCTACAATAGTTGCTTCTGCTTGGCTTGTTTGTCCTCTTAATTTCATTCCAATTGAAATATATCCACTAAATTGTCCTTGTGGTTGATTAGATAAACTATATGTATCAATATTAAGAATAGATGATGTTGACGAATATGATTGAGAAATATTAGTGGTAGAATTATATGGATTTATTGTATAAACATCAGAAGGACTATTATATGTTCCATACTTATGATTTTGCTGGGCAACTCTAAAAGTTATTTTTGGTAATACTTCATTAGGCGAATCAAAACTACCTATAACAGTTTCTCCTACCTGAAAAACACCACTAATCATAGTAATTTCAAGTAATTTTGGTACAATATACTTATTAACATCGATACCGCCAAAGAAAGTATAAATTTTTGTTAATGGTTTTAGTCTTTTGGCAATAAATTCAATATTTCTAGATCTCATATAAGGTATTAATCCAGTATTAAGAACTACATCTCCAAAAGAAGTTCTTTTTTCTGAGACTGTCCAAGTATTTGTTGCTGAATCCCAAGTAGCTCCAGCAAACCCCGTTTGTGGATCAGACTGAAGAATTTTTTGTAATTCCGATTCTTCTCTATCAACAAAAACAGTATTTCCGGTAGATCTAACTTGATCTACCCAAACATCAGATGATGGTTGTAGGAAAATAGTTCCTGTATAAAAATCAGTAGTATATGGATTTACATTTACTGATCTTGATGCATATGGTTGATCAATAATTATAGACTCTGTGTAATCTAATGTTATAAGTTGTCCAGTTCTTTTTACTCCACTTCCAATTAAACTAGTATCTGTTCTTGCGTCTGCTAAAGGATTTGCTTCTGCTCCTAATCCAATAGAAGAATTTGTTCCAAGTAATAGATCAACTGATGTTGTAAAATGAGTTGGTCTTAATTCTAAATTATTTGGATCAATAGAATTTTTATAAACCGTCAATCTGTCTTGAGCATCGTTTGAAGTAAAATTATCAACAAAAAATCCACATTTAAATCGGTTACGTTGATTATTATCTAATACTGGAAAATTAGATGCATTAACCTCAAGTAAAGAAAGTGAGGTATAATATTCTAAATTTTCAATTCTATCTTCTAACTTACCAATATCTGACATCCTATATCTTTTATGTTCTTTTAATTCAATATTAATTTCATTTACATTAATAAGATATGATGGTAAATATGTAGTAGCAATTTCTAAAACGTCTTCATTGATAATTGGTGGTTGTGGAGTTTCTGCAGGAATTCCTATTTTTAATTGAAATCTACCAGTTTTATCGATAAGAATTTTATCAATTCTTGGAAGATAGAACGAATATGATAAAAGAATCGATTCATCTGATGCTAAAATATTGGAAGCAGAATTTCCAGAAGATGTAAAATTCCTTGCTAAAAATTCAAATGGAGATCTTGAATTTAAAGATGGTGAAATAGGAGAAACTCTTGGTCTAATATCTAGAATATCTGAGTTTCTTAAGGTATCGTAAATACTTGGTATATTAGAATAATTAAATTGCTCATAAGAATTTACCGTTGTTATATCACCCGTGTCCGATGCGGAAAAACTTGCAGATTCATAAACAATTTTTAATTTTCTTATGGGTTCTTTTGAGTTACTGTTTCTAACAAGTTTTGAATAATCATAAATTGTTTCAGTTTGATTTGACTCAAAATCAAAAGAAGAACTAATATCTTTATCTCCGGAATTTATAACAGAAATAAATGCAGTAATTCCAGATTCTCCAAACGTTACTTTTTCACCTTCAATAAAACTATTTGAATTTAAATTTACAAATCCTATCTGTAAATCATTAATTTTTTCTGCATATACTCCTATAGATTGACTGCGTTCTCCAATAAAAGATTCTCCAATTAAAAGATCTCCAGTTTTATTAGTTGGACCATTTATAAAAGTTAAAACAATAGATGGAACGTTAGGATCGGTTACATCACTTGATTCAAATACACCATAAACGCCCGTTACATCAGATTCAAGTAAACAAATTTCTTCATCTTGCACTCTAGTACCATATGGATAATTTCCATACATAAGTCCGTCATTTAAGGTAGTTGCACCAACTCCAGATGCAGAATATATTGATTTATCAATAACTATAGATTTTATTCTATTTCTATTTTTAATTTTTGATTTTACGTTGTTTTTTCTAAGGGTGGCAATTAATTTTGCGGGTCCACTTCCGGAAATACCATTGATAGTTAATGAACTGGATCCAGAACCAAAAGAAAATTTATCTTCAGTTAATGTTTCTGTTTGACCACTACTCATTATTAAAACATATCGTTCTTCATCAAATGGCAAAAATGTCTCATTTGTTCCGGCATTAATCACTCCAGTAGAACTAGATGTAATAGTAACATCAAACTGTTTTCTTATTGTTAAACTAGAATTGGTTAAATCGACATTTGATACATATTGTTTTGGAAGAACGGTGTATAAAGAATTATCCTCCGATGATTGTAATGTCGTAGTTATGATTTTAAAATCTGAAGGATTAATCTCAACTGTCGGAAGATTACCGTTACAAACACCGACGACTGATGTAACACTACTAATTTCTAATTTTCTATCAGATACTGAGGTAATTTTGGCGTAACTAATTGTAGAGATTCCGGGATTAGAAAATGCTACTAGATTTCCTGCAGTTACAATTCCGGTAAAAATTATATTAGAAGAAGTTACTGTACTGATTCCACCAGATTCTGCAGTTATCTTCACCTGCCCAATAAGTGCAGAAGAACTCTGAATCGTATCTGCATTAAAGGTATATGCAGTTCCAACTACACCATAAATTGATTTTACATCATTTATTCCATATTCTTTTATTAATTTAGTTACTCTAGTATTCTCTACACCATCAAATATAAGTTTTTCTCCCAATGAAAATTTGCCGCTAGAATTATAAACTGTAATTGCTGTTCCTGCCGAAACATCATATCTAAGAAAACCTACAGCACCACTTTGTTTTCCTTTAATATGAGTGGGAGTGTTTAAAGTTATTGGTTCATTTAATTGAATAGTTGTATATGGTTGTATATCATACAGAGTAATATCCCATTGATTTTCTTGTCGATTTGATGTAGTGTATGAACCAGATTCTAAAGCAAAATCATACACTCTAGCAAGACCAATCTCATTTCCTGATACAATATGTGAAGATATTCCTACTCTAGAGTCTCTTAAACTAACATAATAAGTAGTAGCAATGCTAACTATTGGAGAACCATAAACTCTGTTGAGTGTAATTGTTGATCCTGTAAAATAATTTATACTTTGATTTTCTAAAGTTTTTGTATTTCTTGGTTTAGGAAAATCTAAAAATGTTGGACTAATAGTTTCAATTTCAAATCCTCTTACATATGCTTTAAGTGGAGATATATTATAAGTTCCAAGATCTTCACTTGGAGTATTATTATTATATGTTAATTGATTTGAATTGAAGACACCATTATTGCCTATAAAATTGTTAAGAGTTTCTTGTGCCTTTACAATTGGTGAATTTACATAATAATCTCCAGATTCATCAAACGTTCTTCTTGCAAATTCTTGTGCTAGTATATTATATTCTGGTTTGTCTAAAATATTAACAAGTTTACCTGCATTAATTTCTAATAATTGTACAAAATTATTAGAATCAATTGAGTCTAACGGTATTTGTTCTAATATTGCAAAAATCGAAAATCTATCTGCTCCAGGTGCTCCATAATTTGAGAATCCTTGAGAGTTATCATATAAAGAATCATCATCATATGATGTTTTAATTTCCTCAATTATTCTAAGACCAACTTTAGCACTTGGAACATTTGAATATGGGTCTAAGTATAAAATACTTGTAGGAACATTTACAAAGTGTCCTCTTAGAAAATATATTCCTTCTTCCAAATAAACTGCAGATCCTATGGTTGTACTATTTTGTGAAATTGTAGTTGCAAATCCTTCTCCCACTCTAATTAAAATTTCTGAGGGTTCCTCGTCATCTATAGTATTTGGATCTAATACTAAAACGTCTTGATCTAATAATAAGTTTTCACCATCTATAAAAGTTTTTTGTGAATTATCTTCGTTCCCTGAGGTTAAATATTTTACAAATAAAGTATTTTTACTTACACTGTTGCCCGATGTTAAATAACTTTCAATCGTAGCAGTAACACCACTTTGTTGACCTTTTATTTTTGTTCCTAATAAACTTTCGAGATAGATATTAGAAGGAAGTCCTTGATAATAATCATCTAAAATTACACTATTAAGATCGTTTTTATAAACTATGTTTCCAGGAACAACTACAGAACCCTCTTTAAAAATATGATTTCCAAATTGTTCAATTTGATTTTGTAATATAGATTGTAATGTAGTTAATTCTCTTGCCTGGACTGGATATCCTGGTTTAAAAAGAACTTTATAATAATCATTTCTAAAATCAAAGTCATCAAAATAAGGAGAGACATTAAGATTTGTTTCTTGTGGCATGGTGTTTAATCTTTAAAATTGCAAAATAACTTTGATATCTTCTCTTTGATTTGTAGACCTAGTTATTGATGGTCTATGATCAACGTAAATTATATTTCCCGAATATTTTTTAACCTCAGGATTTGATATTCCTCTGGTGAAGGATTGTCCAAGATAGTATGTTCTACTATTTATTGAAGTGGATTCACCACTAAAGGAAGTATCTATTCCCAAAACTACACTTCCACCAGTAATATTTAATGATCCTCCTGTTGAAGGAGAAGAAGTAAATCTATTTAAATTAAATCCATAAGTTGGAGAAGAATTTTGCGTTCCATCACTATTAAATCCAACTAAAGATTTATCTTGCCAATATTTTAGAATACCAGTATTCTTATCATAAGAAATTACTCTACCGACAGCAGTAGATGCAGTTCCAATAGTTTGTGTAATTCTAGAATCCGCATTAAAAGTTGCAGAATCATATCCATTTCCCGATAACTTAAGTGCATAAACTGCACTTGCTTTATTTTCTGCCAATAGAGAAGATGCTCCATATACTTCGGGATTTTCAACAATTCCAATTCTAGAAATTTGATTTCCTGTTATAAAATCAGGATTTTCTGAATCATTTTCAATTCTAGAAAAAATTAAAACATTTTTTGCTCCTAATTCTCTATAAATATCTGCTCCATGACCACCTTTTGGTGGAATAATCACATCAAAAGATGGCGTTGTAGACCCAGTAGGAACTCCACCAGAAACCAAATCAACTGTTCCATAAGTATATCCAGATCCACCCTTAGAAACAGTAATTGAATCTATTTTTGAGTCATTATTGACAATTATTGTAACCTCAGCTCCAGATCCATCACCTACAATAGGAACTTTTACATATGATCTATTAGGAGGTCCAACTTCAACTCCACGATTTGTAATTGTCACTATTTTTATTTGTCCACTAGTTGATGCATTATCTCTTACTGGAGCATTGTCATCACTAGTTTCCCAATTTTTTGGAACAGGTATAAAATTAGTAGAATCAAATTTTATAATTTCACTAGGTTTAATTGTATACAAATATTTCCAAATATACCCGTCTCCACTATCTCCTGCGATTTTTGGTTCCAGATCTGTAAATGTAGGTTGATCTAAAGATGTCCTTCCTTCAGGGTTGTCTGGATCAGTTCCATTTTGGAGACAAATATAAACTCTATAATCTTCATTTATTACATAATAGTTTGCAGAATATAAACTAGTTGCTCCTGATGGGTTTGATGTATTAGTTCTACTAATATCATGACGGTACATGTCATATATTGTACCTGATGTCCAAACATTCTTTTTTACAACTTGATTTATATCACTAGGATAGATTTTTTTTAATCCAACCATTGTGTCCCAATAATCATTCTCTTGATCAAAACTATCTTTAGGTGCTGGTGGATTAAAATCCCAATTTGAATCATAATCAGTAGGATTTGTTAGACCAACAAAGCAATAATAAGAATTTGTAGTAGAAGTTGCGGTCGCTACAAAGTTTTTTGCATTTAAAATTCTAAGTTGATCAGTTATTATTGCAGACATTTTGTAGTTTTTTATTTATTTATTAGATATATTTTGAATAATTAAGAGGATTATATCTTTCTACGATTGGTGACGTTGAAATTCCAACTAAACCATTATTATAAAATTCAAAATCTTTTGGATTTGATCTAAATGGAGCAGAAATTCTTCCCCAACTAAATTCTCCAAAAAATTCACTATGACCAGTTCCAACAAGACCATTATAATTTCTAACACTTACTGTGACTTTAGCAACATGCGTAACTCCTAACCCAGGAACACTTGTTTGGGCAATTGAAACTGCGGCAACTTGATATACATTATCTAAGAAAGAATTTCCAATTGAAACTATTGATCCATTTGATCTTAAAGAAGTAACGCCATATCCAATATTTGAATTATATACAACAAAATAATATCCTGTTTGAATTCCACTTACCGTTATTGCAGTGCCAACTATTGAAGAATCTCTTAGGAAGGAATCTTTGGGTATAACAAGATCAAATACAATTCCTGTAGATGCAACTCCTACAGACACTGTTGAAACTCCAGAAATAATTCCAAAATCTCCAGTATATGTAACTAATGAAATGTCTTCTACATAATCTGAAATTTTAGGACTTTCAATAATAACTATTGGAGGATTAGTTGAAGTATACCCAAATCCTGGATTTGTTATTCTAATTGAAGTAACAATTCCAGATGTAATCGATGATGTTGCAGTAGCTTTTTTATAATTTCTTATGAATTCAAAAATTGTAGTTGCTATTCCAACATTAGTAGTTGTAGTTCCAAGACCAACTCGACTAGGACCTAAAGAAACAACAGAAGTTCCAGTAGGAACATATTCATTTTGAACAATCAATCCTGTAGTTATTCCTACTGTGTTTATTCCTGTAATAATATTTGTACTTATACCAATAGTGCCTATAGTAGATGCAATGGAAACAAAATCTCCAATATTTATTGGGTCAGCAAAAATAACTGTTGGAGCAGATATATAACCATTACCATCGTTTGTAATAGATATTGAAGTTATTGTGCCAGCAGTAGATACTATTGCAGTAGCAGAAGCTCCAACAAGATTGTCTTGAGATACTATTTTAATCTTATTTTGTTTTGAAGAATTTTCTTTTGCACTATCAAAAAATGTTTTTACACTTTCAACAAAAATAACTGTGGATCCTATACCAACCGATTGTATAATTTTTGTATTTGGATAAATTAAAGGTTCATACCAAATTCTATCCTTTGTAATCGGTTTTCCATCGATAAACAAATCATCAGTTTGTTTGCACCAAATTAACGGTCTAGTATAATTTGTATCAACATTTATTCCGGGTCCGGGATATGAATTGGTATCAATACTATCAATAGAGTTAACTGACATTACAATTCTCTCTTCTTCACTATAAGCAAAGTTATCATCATTTAATCTTACATTATCTCCAGGTTTAATCGTCTCCAGAACATCAACATCAATAACGTCAACAGACGAAGTTCCCTGATAAAAAAGTATTTTTGAGGTATCTCCTGGTTTTGGAGCTTCTGTAAATGTAATATAACTTCCACCATTAAACGTATATCCTTTACCCGGAACTTGTAATATATCATTTATGAATATTAATAGAGTTGCTTGTATATCAATATTAGAACCTTTTTTAGACTTAATTGACCTGGGAGATCCATTTAACTTAATCTGAAATGATGTTGAATTTCCATCAAATAACTCATCAAAAGCATCAAGAACTAAAAGGCTTCCTAAAGACCAACCAGAAAAACTATCCGAATATGTTCTATCAACAGTAATTTGGAATTCATTAAATGTAATTCCAAATGAAGTAGGAATACCAACAGTTCCACCAACACCAACTGTTAAAATTTCTCCAGATTTGTATCCATATCCAGTATTTTGAATTTCAAAATCAATTATACTAGATCCTTGCCCAACAACTATATTAATTGTAGCTTCAGTACCAATTCCAGCAATAGAGGAAGAACTATATTTCAGAGGAATGTTAGAATAACTTAATGGAGAATCAAATACAACTATAGGTGGATTTGTAAAAGTATATCCAACTCCAGGATTTGTAATTGCAACACTTACTATGTTTCCATTTAGAACTGAAGCAATACCAATATATGTAATATTAGTATCTTCTAGATCTTCTGTTTTAACACCAACTCTAACAGATTGAAGACCAGAACGATATCCAGATCCACTATTTCCAATAGAAATTGAAGAAACTGTCCCTAATCCAGAAATAATTGCTGTTCCTCCAGCAGAAACTAATGGTTGATATCCAAGACCTGGAGTAGAAGCAACTGAAATTATTACTCCACCTGAAGGAACATTAGCAGTATTAATATCATAGGATGTTGATGAAATTGACCCAGTAAATAGAATACTAGTAATTCCTACATTTTCTTTAAGAGTATAATCTCCAATAACGTTAACCGGAAAATTAAGTCCTTGTGGACCTTGAAAAATTTGATTAACTAATATTACAGAGTTATCTGATGAAATATCAGTTACATTGTTTCCATTTGATTTTAATGTAAATGAGGTTGAATAACCACTAAATCCCAATGAAATATCATCAAAAATATAGTTTTTGCTGTAAGGTTCTTCACTTGTATTTGGAATTGCTGATCTTATAAATGATCTTCCACTAAAAATAGAAGATGTACTAATTCCGCTATAATCTACCTCATCTGGAGACACTGTTGAATATTCAACTGGTTTTAGACCATACGGGGCGGTTCTAAAATTAATCGCACTATTCGTGATGTTATAATCGCCTTTAATTTTTGTAATTAATGATCCAGTAGAGTGTGAAGAACCTACTGTTCCCATCGTTGTCCTTCTTACTAAAAAGGCATTAGTTGCTCCATACCCAACAGAATCTAGAATCATTATTTCATCATTAATTTTTATCAAATCACCGTTAAAAAATGAATTTGTGTCGGAAACAAAAAATAAATTTTGAAGTCTAGTAATTTGATTTATAAGTGATGATGTAATTGCAGTTGAAACAATAGGAGATTGTATTACATTATCAATACTAATTAAAACTCTAGAATTTTCATTTTTTGATGTAAGTGAATGAGAAGTTCCTATTCCAACTGAAGAAATAGTTAAAGGAACTGGTATAAATTTGAGAGCATTTTCAACACTTGATGCAAATCTAATACTAGATTCACTAACTTTAATTGCATAAACACTTTTTGGAAGTTTATCCGTTAAACCTATTCCAGCAATAGATGTTGTAGCAATACCAATAGATTCCGATGTTCCTACCCCAAGATTACTGTAAATTAATTCCTCACCTGTAGTAAAAAAATGCCCAGGAATTTTAATTAAATTTTTAGTTGAATCTACTATTAAAGAATTACTTCCATCAAAAGTTTGTTTAAATATTGGAATATTTTTATGATTTAATGGAAATTGATTTTTAATGGTTGAGAAAGTCCCATCATAGGTTGAAAAAGTGCTGTTAATTTGCGCTCCCATACTACTTACATCTCTATTGAATTAGGTTAAATTGTATTTAAAAGTTTTAAAGAATTTTGAAATACTCTCACTTGAACATCTACATTTGGTATTGGAGTAAATGTAAGTTGAGTTGTTCCTCCAGAAATTGTCGCGCCAAAAACACCAATACTAGATCCAGTCTGCAAAACTCCAAATTGAGATAAAAATGCAGTTTCTCCGTCATCAGATAAAGCAATTTCCGATACTTCATGTTGATTATTTGTAGTATCCTCTATGCTAACAATATAATACGCACCAGAATATTTATTTGAATATTCACATACAACATTTGCTGTTGGAGATGCACTCGACCCAATTAATGTTAATTTAGATTCCAAATTTGCTGAATCTAAACTTGTTGTTCCTATTCCAATAGATGAAGTATTAGCTATTGAAATCTGAATAGTATCAATATAATAACCAACTTCTAGTTCTGTATTAGGTATAAGATCAATTTTTAATTGCGATCCAGATATGTAAGCATTGTATGTTCCTATTCCAATACTTCCCACCGAATCTAAAATATCTGTAGACAATTGACCATATTCTAATAATTCTACATTAGATCCATCATGTAAAACAGTCAATTCATCATATTCAAAATATGATTTATCCATTGCTGCATATTGAACTAAAATTTTAGATGTTCTATATGTTGAAGCAATTCCAACTATTGTTGTAGATCCATATCCTATTGGTAGTATAGTGCTATTGCTAGAAATCTTTACGGTATCTCCTAAATTTATTGTTCCAATACCAGAAACATTTTCCATCATATCATAGGAAAGAATGTTTATTGTATAATCATTGGTTTCAAATTTAGTTGGATAGAACAAAAACTCTCCGGTAGAAAAATAAGTGTTAAACTCAAAAGATCCAAGATCTCCTACTGTTTCAACCCTACCATATTGATTTAAAAATCCAAAAATATCATTATGGATTATTGTTACAATAAGAATTTGTCTTTCTTCTGTGAATTTTCTATCCATAACATAACTTATATATTTTTTGGATCTTGCAGAATTTAAATCGAAAGAATCTATTAAACTATATGATGTAGATCTTGGTTCATCATCAAACTGACTAGTAATATCATCAATGATTAATACTCTATTACCAACAGACTCAAAATAATCTTGCAATGTTACATTTTCTAATATTATTTCGTTAGAAATAATATTAGAGTTTATAGAAAGAGTTATTTCATTTGCGAGATCAAAATCATTGTAACAATTTAGACCGATTACATTTGTATAATCAATGATAATAGACGCATCTCCAAAATTTTGTTCCGTTGATATTCCAGAAAGTTCATTTGATTCTATAATTAAATTAGAAAATTTCTTAAATCCAACTGTATGATTTAATGCATTTACGGGATCTTTCCAATCCTCATATGGTACTTTTGATTTTATATCATATGAAAAATATTGATAATAATCGCTGTCGTGCAATCTTTGAAAATTATTATTTAAAAATCCAGATTCTAGTTTCCATCCTTTTCTTACAATTGAGGAATTAGATACCTCATAAGACTCATCATAATCATAATTTGATAAAGAATATTCAATAATGGCTTTAGAATTTGAAGAGGATCCTACAATTGTGTCTCTGTTTTTAAAAATTCCAGATGATGTTAAAGACAATATTTCATTAGACGAATCCCATGAATTAACTATTCCACTAGAAATTGAACTATATATTAATTCATCAATAAAAAACTGATTTTTCTTTAAAGATATGTCAAATATTGGAAAGAATTTTTGTGGCGTTATTCTTCCGGCAGAATATACTGAAGAAAATGTACCAGGTTCTTCTCCAGATTCTAAGTAATTTTCAAGACTATAAGTTACTGTTCCATTTGCACCGCCAATATTTGGATCTACTGAAGTCAATGTAAATAAAGCATAACCATAAGAAGATGAGTTATATCCCTTTGGTATACTTGATACACCATCATCTACTGTATTATTAGTAACAGAGGTGTTCTCAATAAGAACTTTATCTCCAATTGCAAATGGATAATCAGAAATAAAACTATAACTTACTCCAAGACCTACAGTAACTTCTTTGGTAGTACTATTAAATGTAATAGAATTGATACTAATTCCATTTGAATTATTTGTTGGAATAATTCTAGGAGTTACATTACTAATACCTTGTGTATTTTTAAGAATAGTAACTTCTTTGTCGCCAAGTTCATAATCTAAATCGATATCACTAACAACATTGTTTGTAATTCCATCAAGCACAATTAAATTTGGAGCAATATTATAGTTTTTACCCAAAGAAGAAATTTCTATTTTTTCAAAAGAATAAAGTGATGATAATTTTAAAATTTTAGGTGTTTTAGCAGTTGGGCGTAATGTTTTATCTGCAGAGTATTCAAAACCAATATCTTGAATTTCAGTTGTAATTACATTTCCAATATCGGAACTAAATGGTTCTAATACTGCTCCATATCCATTTATTGATAAAACTGTTGTAATTCCTGGAAGATTTTTATACTCATTTCCTTTATATGTGATATTGATATTTGCAATTTCACCAAAAGCGGTTAGAGAATCTGTTGTATATGAAATAGTTGATTCGGAAGAACCATAAGATAATTTTTCTGGTTTTTTCTCTAAATTATATTTGAAAGTATAAGTACTAATTCCAGATACTCTGTGATTTCCACTGTAAATACTGTTTTCTATTAAAATTGAATTATTACCTAAAACATTTTCGGAATCAGAAATAATTTCCAGTTTTGTTTGATCATTTTCATCATAGTTTATTGGTTCTAGTTTATAGTACAGTGTTTTTGGAACAGAATCACTTAACCTAAGAGTTACTGTTGCATTAGTATCAATACCGACCTTTCCTACTCGCGTAATATGATACGAGTTAGTATCAATTTTAGAATTAAAAATATTATTAAATAACGAATCTATATAAAAATTAAATTTAAAAGCAGAATAATCTGTAGAATTTCTACTATAAGACAAAGAATTATCGGATAAATCAAAAATAATATTTTGATTTTTTTTCAAAGTAATTTGAGGATTTACTAAAGATATAAATCCAGAAGAAGCACTGGTAATATTAACACATATTGGGTTATCTAAAATAGAGTTATAATATGTCTCAGATAGTTTAAACTTATCATTATCAATCTTTACGATAAAATAAATCTCATTAATCTTTAGTCCTCCAGATGCAGTTGATGCAGTGTGAATAACTTTTTGTCCTGTAGTAAACCCATGTTGTGTTATATTGATAGTATCTTTTGTGGTATCAACATCACCGGATGAGAAAGATTTAGGATTTATAACTAATCTTCTATGATAATCATTATATTGAATTCTATAATTTGTGGATATTCCAGATAAACAAGATATCGAAACATTATCTCCAACATCTAATCCATGAGATGATGCTGTTGAAACAGTAACTAGATTTTTATTTACTTGACCAGTAATTACATTTTCATAATTTGTAGTAAAACTATGAATTTCACCAGATCCAATGTTAGTGAAATAGAGAATACTAGTATTAATAGAACTGTTAATACCGACAAAGGATCCTGTAGATCCAAGACCTACTTTATAAGTTGCAATTCCAATTAAATCATTATTAATTTTAGCCGCATAAACAACTTGATTATTTGTAAGTTGGAATGAAGAAGATCCAGAAGTAGAAACTGATATTGGAGTTCCTCCATTGGAAGAATATATCAGTTCATCACCTGTTATTAAATTATGATTTGGTAAATATATTGATTTTGTTGGTATAAAAAGTGACGTAATTCCAGTTCCTGGATTTGAAAATGATAATGTCACTCCAATACCAATTCCAAATGATGTTCCAATCCCAACAGATTCCTTAGGGTCAAAATATAATTGTCTATTAAGATTGTAATAAAGTTGATTTGATTTTATTTTAGAGTTAAAATAAAATTTTCTAGGATTATCAGTAAGAATAGATGATGCTGTGTGTGAAGATCCTACAGATCCTTCTTGCTCTCTTATAACTCTTATTCTAGAGGATTGAGAATCTATATTTAAAACTTTAACTTTTTCTGAATTAATTTGTAAAATATCATTCTCTCTAATTGTGGGATATGTTAATTTACCAACAACATCAAAATAAGTAACAATTCCAGTTACTGCAGGTGTGTCAATATCAGTAAGAAGAATAAAGAATTCTGATCTTACACCAATATTATTATGAATTCCATTTAAATTAGATGCAAAAGTATTAAGTCCTACTATAGATATTGTATCTAAATTTAATAGATTATGAGGAGAACTTGCAAACCCAACAAAAGAATTTCCACCAAGCGCAGGAAAAAATTCAACGTTATCAATAGATATACTTTCACACGTAATTTGGTCTACATTTTTTCCTTTTACTAATCCTACTTTAGCAGATGCTCCTTGACCACCAGAATTATTATTATTAAAAATAACTCTATCTTTAACTTGATAGTTAAATCCTCCACTCTTAATTCCAATATTGTCAATATTTCCAGATTTAACTTTTTTAACTAAAGAATATTGATTTTTTATTTTGTTTGGGTCAATAACAAAATCATATCCACTATTTTTATTAATTAAATTATAAGGTGTAGTATTTCTGAAAAATGTAGTCTGATTCAAATCAATATCATCTTGATTTGAGGACGATAGAATATTATATTCATTAGGTTTTGATTTAAATTTGTCTCCAATAAAATAAGGAAAAACTGGTCTTCTAAAATTATAAAATTTTGAATATATATCAGCATCTATAACGTAATCAATAGTTGCAAAATACGCATAAATGCCATTAGGAAAATCTGGCGTTATGCAAAATCTTCCATTGTACTCATCAAGATCACCTTTTCCTTGATAATCATAATCTTCTATAAAAAATCCTAATCCATAGAGTGAAATAGGTGGTCTATTTTCTTTCAATACCTTAGAATATCCAGACTCCAATAATTTTATTTCTTCACCAGTTACGGATTCATAACCGTATGGACCATAAATTGGATTTCCATCATATGACCATCCTATAATAGGAGAATGTGAATTTGATAGTGTTTCTTTATTGGCAGAATCTTTAATTAAATCTGGAGAATATATCTGTTGTCCATTTCTAATTTTTTTAGAGTAAACGATCTGTCTTAGTTTTCTTGGTGCGTAAAGGTGTGTATATTGTAGTCCATAATCGGAATTAATGCCTTTATCAATAAATCCATCGTCATCAGTAATTTGATTTGAATTAATATTTCTTTCAACTAAATTAATTGTCCATTTAGTTACATCAGACTTGAAATCTACACCAGAACCAGCAGAAACTACCTTAATAGATGTTTTTTTCGATTCATATCCAATTCCACCATAAATTACTTTTACTTCAGATAAAGAACCATTAGAAATAATTGGTGTTAGAACTGCATTAGATCCGGGTCCAGAAATTATAAAGGATGGTGGTGAGTTATATCCAAACCCAGATTTTATAACTAAAACTTCTGTTATTTTTCCATTTGAAATAATTGGTAATACCTCAGCACCTTGCCCATTCTGAATAGTAACTGATGGTTGTCTGTTAAAATTAATAATTTCTGAAGATCCATATCCAACACCATTATCTTCTAAGTATATGGATTTAATTTCTCCTCTTACTACTGGTTGTAAAATGGCATTAAAGTTTTGATTTGTTCTTGTTGAAATTCCAATTATACCGTCTACAGACAGTTTAATTGGCAGATGATTAAAACTATGATATCCAGTACCAATAGAAGTAAAATCTACATATTGTTTTGTTTTAAAGTAAAAATCTGAAAGAGTAGAAATTCCTACTATTGCAGATCCAATACCAATAGTAGTTGAAGTTCCAACTACAGATAACTTAAAAGAATCTTCATCAACAGATGTTACATAATATGATTTTTCAGTAGACAACCCACCTACTATTGAACCTGTGGTAGAATAATTAATAATATCTCCAGTTTTATACCTATGATTTTTTGCAATAATGGTATTTGAAAACGTGTTGATACCCGATGATGTTACTGAAATTTTTCTATTTCTATATCCAGATCCTTTATCCTGAAGAATAATGGAAGAAATCTTTTTCTTTAAATTGAAAGATAAAATTCTTTGAGATCCTACTCCATAGGAAGACAAATTTATTGTATTAATTCCAGAAAGTGCATCATCATAATTTTCATGTAATTTTATGTTTAATGAATCTTTAACAAATGCATAGTAAACAGAATCTGTTGACAAACCACCTATTACTTGTTGTCCGTCTGGTTTGTATATTATTTTTTCACCATCTCTAAATTTATGATATGAAGAAAATCCTATTATATTATTTGTTAAATCTACTTGTCCAGATGCGCTAAAAGAAACATGATGCTCAAAGTTAAAAAGTTGAGCATTTGCTTTAGCGCCGAATCCATTTCCACCAGTTATTGTAATAACCGGATCTGTTATATAGTCAAATCCACCATCAACAATTCTAATTTCTTCAAATTGACCTTCAACTTCGCAATATCCAGTAGCACCAGATCCTACAGGATCTGAAATCGAAAGAACGGGTGGATTTATAATATCATAATTCGAACCACCAGATACAACATCAATTTTCTCTAGTTGTCCATAAAAAATTGTATCTTTTGATTTATAGTTTAAAACTTCAACTCCATTCACTAAAATTCCAATTGGACCTGGAGAAGTTTCTTGTGGATTTTCGACGCTTTCTGGTAAAGAAATATTTCTTATTAACTTTTGATTATCTAATGTTTTATTGGCAAAATCATTTAAAACTATTATGTTATTTGATACTGTGCAATCAAAAGAAATAAATTTCTGATAGTAAATATTATTTCTACTTCTTGATAATTTTATAGAGTACTCATTGATTCTTTTTACATAATATATTCCTCTTTGAATTCCCAAAGTATTTGAAGGTGACTGTGGAGTGTAATAAACAGCATCTCCAGTATAAAATCCATGTTCACCTACATTAATAGTAGTTCCTTCATCTAAATTTAAATCATTATCAGGAGTTAAAGTTCCAGAAATAATTGAAATATTATTTTTGATATTTAACTGTTGATTCAAATAACTAGGTAAAGATGATGAAGTTACATAAAATGATCCTTTTGAGTCTTGATAAGTATTTTGAACATCTGTACTAAATTTACTGGATTCCGGAAAATTTAAAGCATTTGTTTTTTCTATTACTTTTTGAATTTTATAATTTTTAGATTCATCTATTTGACCTTGACCGGTAATTATAAATGATTTTTTATTTAAAATTGCAGAAATAGAAGAAATTACCTCAGTACTATCAGTAAAAAACAATTTTACTTTATTTCCTAAAACAAAATTATTTTCATCAATAGTAGATACTTGATACGAATAATTTGATCTATCAACAAGATTTATTGTATCAATATTATAATGTGTTGCAATATTGAAAATCCAATTATTTGCTTTAATCTCGTCAAAATATTTTCCGAGAGTTTGTACTTCTATTTTTTCGTTTTCTTTATAAAATTTTGTATTTGGATCAATTTTGAGATCAGAAAGAACTCCAGTAACTCTAAGTTTAACTACATTTCCTGTTCCAATCCCAGAATATCCATACGCATATGAATTAATTCTTAAATTTTGACCTGCTTCTAAATCTTGATCAATTCCAGAACATCCATAAAATTGAGTATATGATTTTGAAGAATAATCAATAGTTACAGAAGTTCCATTATCAAGATCGGCAATTAATGTTCCAGAATTTGGAAATCCTACTGTAGAGTCAACATCGATAGTTGTTTCTCCAATTGTAACTGATGTAATTAACTTTGTTTGTGAATGAATTGAAAAATTTCCAAATAGTGAACCTTCTACATTAATGTCTTTATTGTAATCAAAATCCAGACTAATTACATAATATTCACTATTATTTCTTATAATTTTTTCAACACCACTAATTGATGCATATGCTTTTGGAAAATTATCATCTTCATCTTGATATAAAGTTCTATTAATTAAATCTAATGGATCACCTTCAAGTGCTTTAACTACTAAATCTTTAGAAATACGATATTGTGCATTTGAAGGAATAAAAAGATAATCACTAGGTTTAATTACTTGTACATCTTCTCCATATAAAGATCTAAAAAGAATTTCAAATGACTGATCTGTTCCCTTTGATGTATAAAAATCTTTTGATTGTTTAATGAATAAATTTTCATTTAAGTTGGAATAAAAACTTCTATCTTCAAATCCTGGAACAAATTGTCTTTTAACTTTTTTATAGAATTCTTTCAAAAAAAGAACACTTAAATTTTGTACTAAAGATTCACTTAAATGCTCTTCAGATGTTGATTCTGTAAATACTAATTGATCCGGTTTTGTTTGACTTTTATAAGAAGTGACTCCACTAAATCCTCTTATACAACCAGTAAATTGTGGGTTGTCTATTGTAAATTTATATGTATCATCTTCAGAATATCCATCTAGAGGATCATTACTCTTTATTGGAGTCTCTGAAAGAATAATAAAAGTAGGATATACCGAGACTATGGTTGGAACTATTTTTACGTTATCAATATTAAAGGGTCTATTTTGGTATTCTTCTCCAATTCCAGAAACATGTGCAATTGTAGATCCTATGGAAATTTGACAAGATCTAGAAATTAAATTTTGTTCTTTTCCTGTATAAGTAATAACCTCTGATCCAATTTGCAATAATCCATAAGATTCCGGAAATCCAGATGTTGAATAAACACTAATAGTATTGTCACTAAAACTAATGTCTGCTGTTAAAGTGGTAGACTCTGTAAGATTTGTAAGTTGTTCTAATTTTATGTACTGGTCAATATTTTGCAGAATATCCAGTACTCCGCCTTTAGATTCTAAAGATGTATAATACTGAGATAAAAATTCCTTTACAAGAGGAAATTCTTCTCTAATAAAACTAGGAAGTTGGTTTTCAATAATTGAACTAATCTTAACTCTAGTATCTACCATTTTTTTATTGTCTTATGCGAAGTCCATTAGTATAACTTGAAGTAACATCATATAGTGATGCCGAAACATCCGCGCCAGATGATACATCATCCGGTTTCATATTTAAAATACTCTTATTAATATCTAGTTGCAAATAAAGATCCTGTTTTCCGATAACATCATTCGAAACCGGAACAACCGCAATTTCAATAATGGATTCTCCACCAACAGATTTAGATGTTGAAGTTATATTAATATCATTTAATAAAATTTCACCTTTTTCATAATCAATAGTTCCAACGTTAGATTTTTTAACTGTTGGATTTGAAAAATCGGGGTTTGAAAACAAAAATAAAATTCCAGTTTTTTTATTGCTATTTGGAAGGTCTGCTAAGTAAACTGTTTCTGTAATACCATTAACAGTAAATCCAGATGATTTAATGTTATAACCTTCCATAGTTTTAATATGAAAAGCATTTCCATAACAAATTTCATATTTGGCAAATTGATTTAGAGCAGCCCTTAAATCTCTTCTAATTTGAATTTTTGTAATATTAGATGTAACAGATTCGTGACTATCATCTACAATTTTTTGAAATTTACTATATTTAAATCTAGATCCGTTTTTATTTAATTCAGTAGAATTAGCATATGAATTTATATTATTTGATATTAATGTTCTTACGAATTCTGAGTTAGGAGCAAGATTTGAATTATAGTATGCAGTTATATCTACTTCCACATACAAATATTTTAAGTCTATAATTTCGGGTATAATTCCGGCAACAGCATATTTTCTTAATTCAGTTTTTAAATTATCTTTTACAGAATTTGGAACAAATGGACCAAAAAATGGTTTAATACTAATAAAAACTTTTCCATACTGCGGAGGATTTAATTCTTCTCCACCGTATACGGATACTGATTGCGCCTCTGGATATATTTTTGGAATTAATGTAACATAATCAGAAGATGTAACCGCTCTATTTTGTGTTGAATAAAATGATGTAGCATATTTTTTTATTGAATCTACAGATTCAATTTCATTTCCACCTTGAGATGTGACATTTGTAGTTATCAGTGAAATACCAGTCGTTACTAAATTATTATTATTGTCTACGATTCTTCCATTAAAATTAAACGAGGAAATTCCATTACCATTTTCTCCATTAGTGGCAATGTATGAAACATCAATGTAATTTAAAGATTGAAGTTTTTCGCCAAATATTCCGTCACCAAAAATTAATTCATATCGTTGATCTTCGACTTCTTGTAAAAAGAAGACCCTTGACGATGAAGTAACATTAAACAAACTATTAGAAAGAATAAACTTTCTTGAAGAAGTGCTCGATTGAGTATCCTTTATTGATACTGAAATCGTTGAAGTGTCAATATTAGCATTTTCAAGAATATATCTTTGCGGTGGAGCAGGATTTTCTGACTGAACAATAAAATTTGCGGTTAAAAATGTTCCTTCATATATGACAACATTTTCAAAAAAAGCAATATTATTTACTACAGGAACTGTTACATCACTTGGAATTGCAAAAGTATAACTTTCAGATCCAAAAACACTTGATGAAGTACAAACTAAACCTTTTTTAAGTGTTAATGTAAGTGGATTTGTTAGAAAATCTGTAGTATCTACAAAAAAAGAAATGGTTGCTCTTGCAGATGTTCTTGATCTTGGAATATATCCAACATTTCTAGCGAGAGATACTACGTTTTCTCTTAAAGTTGCACTATCAATGAATACCTCATTGCTAATCATATTAGCATTATATGAGGAAATGTATGTATTATATGCTAATACCTCAATTATTGTTGAAAGATTGGAACCTTCGAAATCATAATCAGTAAAATTCGAATTCGATCTAAGGTAATCCTTTATCGAAGTCTTAATTTGATCGAAATCTAAGTTGGTAAAATTAACTAATGCCATTATCGTGTTGGCTGTAGTGCAAATGATAATTGTTGAGGAAGTGCATCAATTCCTACTATAAAATAATTTACGGTAACATTAAAATTATTGTTATCATAATCTGGATCAATAATTACATCAATTAAATCTACTCTTGGTTCATAGTTTCTAATAGTATTTTCTATTTCATCTTTAATAACAGAAGCAGAAATATCATCAATATTTTCAAAAAGAGAGCGACCTACTTTAGAACCCAAATTTTGATTAAAAAATCTCTCTCCGGGAGAAGTAAGAACTAAATTACGAACAGAGCGGGCAATAGCATTTTCATTTTTTAACCCAATAATATCATAGTTAATTGGATTAACCTGAAATGACATACTTATGTCTTTAAATGCTTTACTTACCCGCTCTAGAGGCATAAATTTTATAAAATCTATATTATTTATTCGGGTTTTTTAATTCGTACAGAGGTTCTGTTCCATATTCCCAATCATCATAGTCATCATCATTACGAATTTGTGAATGAATCTCATTTTGAACATGAAAATCGTGTTTTTTTGGTGTCAAATCGTCATTTGTAATCTCACGAAGCATTTTTTGCTTGTCAACTTTGGATTCCCAACCATATTCACTAGACAAATACTGAGTTCCCCACTCATTTTTCATAAAATTTTGGTCTTTATCGACTTGTTTGGTCATTGTTTGCTCCTGATCCGTTAAAATCAGAACTTTTTACGGGGTTGCTATCCCGAATCTTCGTGATTTCGTACATAAAATCATCTGATGTTTCGATTTTGCGACGATTTTCGACTGAATATTCGGTTAAATCTATTTCATATCCAGGATTTTTAGTAATTCTATTCTTAGTCCATGCATCATCATACCATAATATTTTATTATTTGGATATGCATAGAAATTTCCATTATCCATCTTGAAAAAATGAGCACATTTATGCTCTGGTGTTTCACTAGAATTAGTATTTAATGTAGATTTTGACTCCCATGACCAATCAAGAGTGAATAGATAGGTTCCTTCATTCTTTTCTCCGCGATAATTGATGAGTTCAGCACGTAAGTTAGACAATCTTGAACGAACTTGAACATCAATATAAGGAGAAAAACAATCCCACCACATACACTCCTCTAATTCAGGAACTGGTGCATCGGGTTTCCAACAAAATGCATGTATTGGTCTACGAGTCCAATTCACACCATTCTCTAGGAACGCCTCAAAGAGTGGTACGTGCTTCTCCAAGGACGCTACAGAGTGTACGTCACATAAAGTTACCTCACCATGACCTTTTTTATGATTGTAAAGGAATTCATTACGAATATAACAAGTAATCGTTGGAAGATTATGATTTAAATATGCCATAAGTTGATAATAAAAAAGCAGGAATTTCTTCCTGCTCTATCTATATTATTTACCTTGTCCCCTATACTTCTTCTTACGTCCATTACGAGAAGTTGCACTCAACAATGTACGAGGAGAACGTCCTTGACGAGTTTTCTTAGGTGCTCCTGGTTCAAACAGCACTTTATTACTTCCACCTTTTGCCATTTAAATTTCCTCCATTTCAATTAAATTAGGATCAATATCTTCATCCGAGTAATAACGCTCAGATAGTTCTTGAAGAATCTCAGCACAGTCTTCCATACTAAGATTCATATAAATTTTACGACCTTTGTATAAAAGATTGTAAGTTTTTTCCATCAGATAATACGAGTTTTCTCATGACCAACTCTAATACGAGGATCGCACCAGATTTCAAAACCTGCCTCTTTTGCATCAAGACAGAATGAAACATCCTCTCCACACATATCTTGGACCGCACCAGATTCAAATTGTTGCATTTTAGGAGCAAACCAAGGATATTCGAGATTTTCAAATACTCCATTCTTAATCAAAACCCAGCCAAAACCAGTATAGTCAACAGTAAAAGGTTTACGACGCTTTGAGATAGATTCTACGGTTTCATGATTCATAACTCCACCATTCTTACGGAAGTCATCTTCTTCCAACCAGTGTGCGACAGAAGTTGTGTGACCATCTTCAGTTGCATACCATCCAGCGACAACTTCTCGCTCAGTTCCATCTTCAGAAAGAGCTAAATCACAAAGTTGCCAGAACTTGTTAGAATCAAAAACAATATCAGAGTCAATCCAGAGTTGATAATCATATTGTAGTTTTCCGTCCCAAGGAATTTGTTTAGGACCACGAAGAACATTCGCTCCAAGACACTTACATCGTGCAAAGTTTACCATCGATGAATAATCTTGAGAAATCTGAATACTCATTCCATTTTGTACAAGATCAAAACAAAGTTGTACAAATGCTTTTAGAAAAATAAAAGAGCATCCGCGCCCTGGAAGACAGAAGACAATTGATTTGCCTCGCATTCTTTCTTTAATTGCATCAATATCCCATTCTTGGTCTTTGGGTCTTGGTGCCGCCGCTTTAACTGTAAATCCTTTTGCCATAAGTTTAAATAGCGTTCAGTTCAATTTTATCGTTCTATTTAGTATTTGTCAATGTGATGAATTCAATGCCACCTCTTTATTTGCTGTTAGTTCTTCATATTGTAAATCATGTTTTTGAAAATTACTATCAAGCAAATCAACCATTCTGTGTAACATATCCCAAGTCTCAGAGAATTTGCTCTCTGATAAGTTGTGATATATGCACTGACCCTTTGCGTATATGTGATATATTTTTTCGTTTTTTTGCATAACTTTTATTTTGTCAATGCATTATATATCACTACTATTAAAATTCCAAGAGGAACGCCAATAAAACAAAACATTTTTCCCGGATAGCGTATCATCCACCCTGCAAAAACAACCTTCCAGAAATTCCAATAGGGTGCTCTTCTTTTCATTTTTTCTTTCTTTTACGATTTCCGTTTGCCTTTGCTTGCGTTTTGCATCCTTTACAACGTTTATCAGGGCGCGACTTACCGTTTTTATGAATCCATCTTGTGAGCATTTTTTTCTTCCGGAATTTTTTGATTGATTTTTATTATAATCGCACTTTTTGATTTATGGAGATTTTCTGTGACACTTTGAAAACTGGTGAACTCTCCGGAAAAATTTTATGAGATTGATAGTTCTCTCTCGATTTGTCACCTCTGTAGGTTAGGGTAGTTTGGGTTTTTATAAACGCAACGCCCGATATAAACAATAACAAATCAATCGCAAATACTGCCTATTCACGACACTGACAATTCACGAATACACGTATAAACAATCACTGACAATTCACGAATACACGTATAAACAATCACTGACAATTCACGAATACACGTATAAACAATCAC